AGATGCCTTGTCGCCGACAGCAATGGAGTCGGCTTATGAGTGGTATACCAGTGGACCCAGACAGCGTTTGCAACCTGGCGGCATTATAATCATAGTAATGACGCGCTGGAGCACCAAAGATTTGGTTGGCAAAGTGTTGAAAAATCAAAGCACAGATCATGCTGACCAGTGGGAGGTGGTAGAGTTCCCAGCTATCATGCCGGAATCAGAAGAGCCTCTTTGGCCGGAGTTCTGGAAAAAAGAAGAGCTACTTTCGGTTAAAGCATCTCTTCCCATTGCAAAATGGAACAGCCAGTGGCTTCAAAACCCAACCGCTGAGTCTGGATCGATCGTCAAGAGAGAGTGGTGGAATCGCTGGGAAAAAGAGGCGGTTCCAGCTTACTCTTATGTTATTCAAAGTTATGACACAGCATTCTCAAAGAAAGAGACGGCTGATTACTCTGCCATAACCACTTGGGCTATCTTCAAGCCAGAAATTGCGGGCGATGAAGATGCAGAGCAAATTATGCTGCTAGACGCCAAGCGCGTGCGGGTTGACTTCCCAGAGCTTAAAAAGCTGGCTTGGGAGGAGTATAAATATTGGGAGCCCGACTGTATTTTAATCGAGGCCAAGGCTACCGGGACGCCATTGACTCAAGAGCTTCGCAGAATGGGAATTCCGGTTACCGCCTATACGCCGAGCCGAGGGCAGGATAAAGTGGCCAGAATGAACTCTGTTGCGCCGATATTTGAAAGCGGTATGGTATGGGCGCCAGATGAGACGTTTAGCGATGAAGTTATTGAAGAGATGGCCAGCTTTCCTTACGGCGACCACGATGATTATTGTGATAGTGCTACGATGGCATTGATGAGATTTAGGCAGGGCGGATTTTTGTCGTTGAGTGAAGACTATCCAGAAGAGGCAAGTTTTTTAAATAGAAAGCGTGTCGTGTATTATTAACACAAGTGTTAGACTGAGAATATAATGGCAATTGAAAGACAACTAGGCACCGAAAACAATCCTGACATTATGGTGACGAGCTCTGCTGTGGAAGTTTTTCCAGAGCCCTCCCGTTCAGATGAAATACGCAATGCTGCACAACTGCTTGTATCTGAAGAAAATATTTTACTGGATGACGAGCAGTTTGAAGATCAGCCTCCAGAAATGTCCTTTTCGGCTAATTTAGCTGAGGTGGTAGAAGAAAATATTTTAGGAAAGCTTGCTTCAGACATATTGTCGTCGATCAACCAAGACAAGGAATCAAGATCCGACTGGGAAAAAACTTACACCGATGGCCTTAAATATCTAGGCATGAAATTTGATGAGGGCAGATCTCAACCATTTGAGGGTAGCTCTGGTGTAATTCACCCAATTTTAGCAGAGGCCGTTACCCAATTCCAAGCACAAGCGTATAAAGAAATGCTGCCGGCAAAGGGTCCGGTAAAAACGCAAATCATTGGCGCCAGAACGGTAGAAACTGAAACGCAAGCAGATCGCGTTCAAGAGTTTATGAACTTCTACATTATGAACGTGATGAAGGATTACGACCCAGAGATGGATATGTTGTTGTTTTATTTGCCTCTGGCGGGTAGCGCCTTCAAAAAAGTTTATTACGATAATGTGCTCAACCGGGCGATTTCTAAGTTCATTGCACCAGAAGATCTGATTGTTCCTTACGAGGCTTCCGATTTATCCAGCGCTGAGCGTGTGACACACGCCATCAGCATGTCTGTCAATGAAATTAAAAAACAACAACTTTCTGGATTTTACATTGACGCAGACATAAGTGAAAATTCTTATGATGGCGATGAATCGGACGTTGAAGCCGAAATAGACAAGCTACAGGGCATTAAGGCGAGTTATGCAGAAGACAGGGATCATATTGTTTATGAGGTTCACACTATTTTAGACCTGCAAGGGTTTGAAGATGCTGGTGAAGATGGCGAGCCTACAGGACTGAAACTGCCCTACATCGTGACGATCGATGAGCCGTCTGAGCAAGTTTTATCGATCCGCAGAAATTATAACGAAGGCGACCCATACGCCAACAAAATTAACTTTTTTGTGCAATACAAGTTCCTGCCAGGGCTCGGATTTTACGGTTTGGGCTTATCTCACATGATCGGTGGCATCTCCAAGGCCAGCACTTCAATCTTACGACAACTGATCGACGCCGGAACATTGGCAAATCTACCAGCTGGCTTCAAGGCCAGAGGTATGCGCATCAGGGATGAGGACGAACCGCTGCAGCCGGGTGAATTTCGAGACATAGACACAAGTGGGGGGTCATTGCGAGATAACTTAATTCCACTGCCTATTAAAGAGCCGAGTAATGTTTTGATGCAATTGCTAGGCATTCTAGTAGATTCTGGAAAGCGTTTTGCCGCGATTGCAGACACCAACATAGGTGATGCCAGCGGTAATATGCCGGTCGGCACAACAGTTGCTCTATTGGAGCGCGGCACTAAGGTGATGAGCGCTATTCACAAAAGACTGCACTACGCCCAGCGACTTGAGTTTCAATTACTTGCTAAAGTATTCGCCGAATATATTCCCCCAAATTACGGCTATGAGACAGGAACTGGGCCTAGTGCGATCAAGCAGACTGATTTTGATGACCGCATAGACGTTGTGCCGGTTTCAGATCCCAATATCTTCAGCCAGAGCCAGAGAATTACGCTTGCGCAAGAGCTATTGCAAATGGTTCAGAGTAATCCAGAGATTCACGGCGCTTTGGGGATGCACGAGGCTTACAAGCGAATGTATGCTGCTCTAGGCATTGATAATGTTGAAGCCTTGTTGCAGGCACCGCCGGACACTACGCCGAAACCGGTGGATTCAGGACTCGAAAACAGTGGTTTTATGATGGGCCAGCCACAACAGGCGTTTGAGGCGCAAAATCATCAATCACACGTTGAAGCGCACAGAAGCTTGTTTTTGACACAAGTGGTCAAAGAAAACCCGCAAATGCAATCAATAATTATTAGTCACTGCATGCAGCATCTTCAGTTTATGTCTGCGCAGATTGCACAGCAACAAATACCGGAAGATGTGCAACAGCGAATTCAAGGCGTGCAACAACAGATGCAGCAGATGCCGCCAGAGCAAGCCCAGTCCGCGAGTGTTGAAATTCAAATGTTACTGGATCAGTTTGCCGCGCCGATATTGGCGCAATTGACCCAGGAGTTTTTGCAATCAATTGGGCAGGGCGATGAAACTGACCCGTTGGTCGCAATACGGCAGCAAGAGTTGGCCTTGAAAGACAAACAAATTGACCAAGAGCAAACTCAGTTTGAAATGAAAGCAGGTCAGCGCGGGCAAGAGAAATTGCTGGAGAACGAAATTCAACGTCAACGCATTAATGTACAAAAAGATGTTGCTGATGATAAGCTGGACATGTCGATTCAACGGTTGAAGCAACAGGCCGATTTAAAATTACTGGAATTAGAGCAAAAAATGAGAAGTTAAGTTTTGAGGAGATAAAATGAACAGTACACGAGTAGAAGAAGTCGCAGCGCTGCGGGCGCAAAAAAAATTAGACCGTAAGGCTGAAGAGGACGCAGCCTTCGCCAAAGCTGAAGCTGAAGCTAAAGCCCGCGAGGCGAGCATAGCAAGAATTGTTAAAAAAATGGCGAGCATTGAGGCTTTAAAAAGTGGAGGCTCAATACCGGCACCAGCTCAAGAGCTGCCACCAGTTGAACCCAAGCCAGTGGCAGTGGCTAAGAAAGTGGCAGTGGCTAAGAAAGTGGCAGTGGAAAAGCCAAAAATGGCAACAACCAAGCCAAAGACCGGGGTCCGGTCAAAAGCGTAAAAAATAGGAGAAGACAATATGGCTATCAAAAAGGTGCCCAACAACAAGTCGTTCGAGAAACCAAACCCAAATGCTGTCGGCAACAATAATGGCGTTACCTCAATTGTTAATATGAAGGGAAAGGGAGCCGCGACCAAGGGACTCAAGTTCAAAGTCAGGAATTGAGGCATGGACGATTTCAATTATTACGATGTAGTGAAAAAACTGATCAAAGAACGGGAAGATCAGATCTCAGATACACTTATGTCCGGCGCACTAAAAAGTATGGAACATTATAAGTTTTTACATGGCGAGCTGAGTGCACTATACTACATCGACACGGAGCTTAGAGAGCGCAATAAAAATAATTGATATGGCAAAACTTGAAAATGTAACCAGTGCGTATGTTGAGGCGGATGATCGGGTTTTAGATCCCACTATTTTAGAGCAAAGCGTTTTAGACCGAATGCCACAGCCTACTGGCTGGCGCATGCTGGTTTTACCTTACGCGGGAAAACTTCAATCAAAGGGCGGCATAGCCTTCACTAAAGAGACTGTCGATAAAGAAGCTTTGGCTTCTGTCGTTGCTTTTGTCGTAAAACAAGGTCCGCTTTGTTATAGCGATAAAACCAAATATGGAGAGAAGAAGTGGTGTGAAGAAAAACAATGGGTTTTGATAGGCCGTTATTCGGGCGCCAGATTTAAGTTAGAAGATGGCGCAGAATGCCGAATCATCAACGACGACGAAGTGATAGCAACGATTCTTTCCCCTGACGACATATTGAGCGTGTAATTATTATGATAGAAAATGCAAATCAAGCCGAAGAGCAAGAAATCGAAATAAGCGTCGAAGAGGATGCTGTTTTAGAGAACAAGCTTACTCAGGACGAAGAGCTGGAGACGTATACCAAGTCAGTTTCCAAGCGAATCAATAAGTTAAACGCGAAAACGCGGGCAGCCGAAGAACGGGCGCAAATAGCTGAGCAAGTCGCCTACCAGCGAGAAGCCGAAATACAGGCTTTGCGCAACCATTCTCAAGCGCAAGCAGGAACTGTCCTTTTAAAAGAAGAAGAGGTAATGTCTGCGAAAGAAGCCCAAGCTGACGACCTTTACAAGAAGGCAGTAGAGTCTGGTGACGCTGATCTGATGTCCAAGGCTGACACCTTGAAAAGCGATCTAAGCATCCAGAAGGAAAAAATTCGGCTAGCAAAGAACAGGCAGGATACCGAACAAGCTCAATATAATCAGGCAATGCAGCAGCAGCAGCAAGGCGCTCAGCAGCAACAAGGCGCTCAGCAGCAGCAGCCGGCACCAGAGCCAACGGCAGAAGCCATGAGCTGGTATGAAAAAAATAAATGGTATGGCGATGCGAACGACCAGGAAAACTTACA